CCCGCCCGTCTCCGTCGGGATGACGGCGGCGGCCATGATATGCGCTCGGATGTCGGGCTTGCCCTTGCCGAACTTCGCCAACAACACGGCCTTCGAGATCGGCCGCTGGCGAAAGATCGTCTTCGGCCGGCCGCTGCGGGCCCCCATGTAGTCGTACCGGATCTCGCCGGGTAGCACGCGCTCGAGCACGACACGCCGATCGCGCTCCTCCAGCGCGACGCAGCCGAAGCGGCACACCTGGGCGTCGCGAAGCGCCTGGCCGCACGTCGCGTGTAGCTTCGCCTCAGCCGACCAGCCGTCGAGCCATTGCGTCGCGGCCTTCGCCCGGCGCTTCTGATTCTGGGTGCCGTTCGTGGTCAGGAAGCGTCCGCGAATCTTCGAGCGCGCGAGCATGGCGTGGGCGGTGTTCACGACCGCGCGCAGCACGTTCCATGGGCTGATCTGGACCGGCGACACGGTGCCGAGCACCGGGCCCGACATCGACAGGAACGCGCCGGTGAACGGCAGCAGATCTGTGACGGGGCGCTGCTCGTACATCCGCATCAGGTCCAGGTCGCGCTCAAGATCGAACCCGGTCTGTTGCTGCTGGTCGACCGCGATCGCTTCGTCCAGCATGGCCTTCGCGCGCTCGTCCGGCGTGCCGCGGAAGTCCTCCGAAAACCAGGCGTCGCTGGCCGGCGTCGCGTCTTCGTCGCTCACGACACGCCCTTGTTCCTGCGCGGGTCAGCCTTCGCGGCGGGAAAGTGACGCCTGGTCAGGCGTTCCAGTCCGAAGCGCATGTCGCCCGGCTCGTCTTCGTCGTTCCCGTCGACGTCGCCGCCGGCCTCGGCTTCCGCGGCGAGCGCTTCCGGGCTGACGTTCACCGTGCGCGGCGCTGCCCGCCCGCTCGCGCCGCCCTTAGCTGCCGGCGCAAGCTCCAGCGTCAGGTCGGGCGTCTGGTACCGCGTGACGCCGTTCGACCTGAGGATCTGGAGCAGCGCCGACAGCGGCTTTCCAGCGGTCTTGTCCTTCGCCGACGCCACGCGCCTACTGGGTGGCCTTGTCGGCCGCAACACGAACCCGGACAGCCGAATCCTTCGCCTCGAGCAGCTTGCGCAGCGCGACGGTGCGCTCCGTGTCGCGCGGCAGGTTCACAACCAGCCAGTCGGCCAGCTTCGAGAACTGCTCGGACACGGCCGCCAGCCGCGGTGGCAGGTGCTTGTAGGCGAAAAACTGGTGGATGTGCTCTTCGTCGGCGGACGGCGCCACGGCGGGCGCGTCGGGGCCGGTTGGTTCGGCCTCGGGCGATTCCGCCGCGGCCTTGGTCGGTGCTTTCATGGGGTGTTTCCTCCACCCCAGCACCACCGTCACGCCTCAATCCCAGGGCGATGCCGGCTCCATGTCGTCCGCATCGGGCTCTGACCCGCCGCCATCGTCCGGCGTACGCGGTCGGACGGCCGTCAGGGCGGCGGCGATGCGCCGGGCGCGGCCCCCGTCCGGCAGGGGCCCGGCGGCGGCCAGCGGCTCGATCAGGCCCACGATGACCTGCGCCGCGTAGCGGGCAGAGGGCACACCGTCAGAATGCGATCCGTGCTCGTTGATCGTCTTCACGCCGTCCGGACTCACGTCCCAAGTGGGCGTGGAAAGGTCCGCGGCGAGCCTGGAGCCGCGGAGCATCTTGAGTCGGCCTCCGCGAAGCAACTGATTGAGCGCGCGCACCTGGAGCACGACGGGGCCCTTGCGCGCCTCGGTGATGTGGACGCCTGGATAGAGCCGGCGGGTGGTGTCGATCGACTTCTTGCCGAGCCCGCCGGGGTCGGTGGCGATCTCGATGGGCGCCAGCCGGTCGTGGACGTCATACACCATGTCGGCAAAGGCGATCGAGTCCTGCCCGCGGGCGTACTTCTCCTCGCGCAGGTACACGTAGTCGTCATCATCCCAGTCGAACGACAGCAGGGCATCGTTCGCGCGCTCGCCGATGTCGCCGCCCGTGACGACGTTGGCCCCGACGCGCTCTGGCAGCTCGTCGATCAGGTTCGCGTCCGTCAGCTCGTAGACCTTTTCGGACGCGTCCACCACGAACTGGGGGCCGTCCTCGTTGCCGTATTCGCGCAGGAAGTAGGCCGACTGCCGCGTATAGCCAAGGGCCGACAACTCTTCGTCGATCAGCTTGTCGACGTCGATGTGCGTCGGGACGCGGTCGTTGTCCCGGTACGACATCTTCAGGTGCAGCCACCCCGCGTGCTGCGTCGCCTTGTACCAGGCGCCCAGCTTGCCGCCCTTGGACGGCGTGCCCATGAGCACCAGCTTCCCGCGCCGCGGGCGCAGGCCGGGCATCAGCGTGTCCACCATCGTCTTCAGGTCGTCGGACTTGTAGATCCCGCACTCGTCGATGATGGCGGCGACGAGATTCGGGATGCCGCGCAGCCGGTCGATGAACCTCTCGGTGTTGGCGCCGAGAAAGTAGATCGTGCAGCCGCCGGGAAGCTCGATCTGCATGTCGGTGATCCAACAGCCCAGCTCGAACGCCTCGGCCATGACCTTCGCCGGCTTGAAGCCCATACGCTCGCAGCTGTCGAACGTCGCCGCGACGTAGACGATGTTGCAGCCTGGGGACGCCTCACCCAGCTCCAGCGCGCCACCACCGGCGCCGAACGACTTTCCTGACTGGCGGGAGGCAAGCTCGGTGATCAAGCGGGCGGCGTCGGGCGACGTGTCGGCGATCGCGGCGACCAGGGCGCGCTGCGGACCGTGATAGTGCTCGCGCTTGAGGAAGGCGTCGCGCCGTCCACCGGTCTGGCGCGCGCGTCGGGCCAGCTCACGGCGGGCGGCGCGGGCGAGCTTGGCGGCCGTGAGCGCCACGGTTCAATTCGCGTGCGGGCCGTTTTCGGCCCACCAGCGCACGACCGCGTCCGGCGCGTCGGTTAGGTCGATCTCAATATCCCGGACCGGTCCGAGCACCCGATCCAGATAGAGCTGCATCCAGGCACTCTCGTACTTACGCACGTGGCCGCAGACCTCGCCTTTGTAGTACACGGGCTCGTCCACGCCATGGGCGACCTGGCGGATCAGCGCGAACGTCTCGCGCATCTTCTCGGGGTTGCGGTGCTCGACCTCCAGCATCGCCTCCACCTCGCGAAGGCTCCTCGGGCGTCCGCCGGGATTCCCCGACTGCCCGGGCTGGAATCGCTTGCCTTCCGGCGGCTTCGCCTTCTTGCGTCTGCCACCGCTGTTCTGAGCGGGTCCGTCAGCCATTGGCCCTCCGAAGAAACACGATCCGGCCCAGCGGGACGGTGTCATCCGGCTCGACGTCGACGAAGTGCGTGTTGCGCCGAAGGTCGCCGGCTTCCTCCTGCAGGCGGTCGGGGTTCAGCGGGTGCGTGAAGCGCTCGAACGCCGCGACGCCGCCAACGCCCGGCTTCTGCACCGGAACGCGCATGGAGTCGCCCGCCCAGCCGTCCGCCAGGAAGTCGCGCAGGCTACAGGCCGCAGTCTCGGGCCACGGCTGCGCGCGCTGCGCCAGGTGGTCGGCGATCGTGCCGCTGACGCCGCGCCCCCGCTTCACGTCGATGACGCCGATGACCGTCCGGTCAGCCATCGCCCCTCACCGGTGCGTGGCGCCCATGTACACCGCCAGCCTGAGAATATGTCGCGTCCGTGGACGCCGCTCTGTCCGGGACGCCGGCCGGTTCCCGCATGTCGTCCGGCTCCAGCAGCGCACGAATCTCCGGCACCGCGCGCGCCTGGCCCACCATCTCGCGTACCTCGCGCGGCGCGACCAGGGCGCGCTCCAGCAGCGCGAAAAATAGCACGATGGTCGCCGGCTCGCAGTCGGCCAGCAGCTCGCCCAGGCGCGTCTCCGGCGGCCGTGCGCGCCATTCACGCTCGATCCGGGCAACCATGCGAAAGACGGCCATCCGGCCGAGACCGGTGCGATCGGCGACGGCGCGAGTCGACAGGCCATCGGCGTAGAGCGCGTAGACGCGACGCTCGCCGCGGCGAAACCGGTGCTCGGCCAGGATCGCATGCCGCTGGTCGCGGACGGCGGACGCCGTGGTGCGCGCGAACGCACGACCGGCATCCAGCAGTTTGCCGCTGCCGCGGTTGCCGGTCGTGATGCCGCCGGCGCCGTCGTTGAAGTCGAGCGGCGCCAGGTTCTCGTTCGCCAGAATGCGCTCAAAGTCCCGCTGGCGGCGTGAGCCGCGAACGGCCTTTGAGCTGAACAGCGGTGCGGCGCCCATCAGTGCCGGGGCCCCGCGGCCTCCGCTTCGGCCTCGGCCGCCAGCTCAGCGATCGGGCGCAGCTTCTCACCAGCTTCGATGTCCGCGCGCGCGCCCTCATAGCCTTCGATCAGGCCGGCGCGCCAGCCCTCCCAGAAGACGGGGTTGTCCTTGTTGTCGCCCGTCTGCTCCAGCAGCTCGCCGAGCGCCTTGTCTCGCTTCGAGAGGCCGATGCCCATGCGGATTGCGTTGAGGGCTTGATCCAGCTCCTCGCGCGTCAGCGCGCCTTCCGTCCACGCCGAGATCAGGGCCGCTAGATTCTTGAACCGGGACTTCGCTCGTCGCGCCATGCCAACAGCTTGGCGCCGCTTCCGATACGTTGTCACGGCCGTTCCGTTACGCCGCCCGTGAATTTTTGACGACGTCAATGGTCGCGCGCAGCTCGGCGATCTCGGCTTCCAGCGACGTCACCCGCGCGGCGAGGGCGGCCCGGTCCTGGCGCCGCTCCTTCGCCGCGATCCCTTCCTTCTGGCCGCACGCGCGGCACTTCACCCGGTCCCAGCCGTCGGGCAGCGTACGGGTGCACGACACGCAGCGCCCGGTGTCGCGCAGCATGTCGTACCGTCGCTTGCATGCCTGGGCCATCGTCACGGCTAGAACCCCGCGTCCTCGTTGTCGTTGCGCTTGCCGCTCCGCGGGTGCGGCGCCGCGTTATCGTCGCCCTGGACGATGGTCCGGGCCACGAGCTGGAGCTTCCACTTGCCGTCCCCGCCCTCCTTCGGCTTCGCCATCGACAGCTCGCCCGAGATGGTCACTGCCAGGCCGTCCGTCAGCTGGAACTCCGGGGGCTTGAACAGCACTACGTCGTAGTAGCTCGGGTACTTCCCGCACTGGCAGAGCACCGTGAAAAAGCAGACCTTGGGTCGCTCGTTGATCCGAGTGACCCGAGCGTTGGTCAGCTTGAAGCGAGCGTCGATGGACTCAGGCATCAGCGACCCGTCAGCTCGAGCTCGCCAAGGCGGGCCGCGATGTGCCGCTCGAACGTCTGCCGGTCCTCATACGCCCGGTAGTCGTTGAAGTCGTCCCGCACCGCCCGGATCGCCACGTAGGCCGCCAGCAGGCGGCCGCGCACCTCGAGCGGGTTCGGCGCCTGCCGCGGGATGCATTCCTTCGCCACTTGGCCCACGCACGCGTCCGGCGTCGCGAGCGCCGCCATGTTGATCGACGGCGGCGGCATGTCCGGCGTCGCCGTCGTCTCCCGGGCGGCCTTCAACAGCGCCTCCGACAGCCGCGCCTTCTCTCGCTCGTTCATTCGTCCTCGGTTTTTCATTCGCGTCTCCCTTTGTTGTGGCACGTGGAACAGTTGCCACAGCACCGCACGCGTCGCACGTCAGCGCGTGCGCCACGTCGTTCACTTCTCGAACCTGCCAGCCGTCGCCGACGCGCTTCGCCAGGCACGCCGGGCAGAGCCACGTCCAGAAGTCCCATTCGCGCGCCAGCTGGTAGATGCGCACCAGCGGCACGGGC